GTAGTCTATCTTTCAACAGATCTAGAGCTGCTTTTTGCCGTTGATATTCCAATCCTGACAAGCTTGCTTGAGCTTCTAAGTTTCTAGATTGATTTCTTAAAGTAGTTTCCTGTGCTCTTAATGTCTTTAGAAGTTCTTCAGCCTGTTTTTTAGTGAGGTCATAAGTTCCTGCTTGCTTTAATCCTTTTTCTACTTTATCAAAAGCTTTAGCAACCTCTTTAGCACTTCTAAGTATATCCTGATCAAAAGACTCTCCTGCTTTCTTAGCTGCTTTTTCTATTGCCTTTACCGTTTCAAGTAAAGCCTGGGCTGCTGCCCTGCCTTTGTCAAAGCTCTCAAAATCTATATCAACGCCAGGTCTTGCCATCTTTTAATTATAAATAGTAGTCCCTTACTTTTTAGGTTTAGGGACTACGTAATCAGGTACTGAGATTTTAGGTGAATGTTGTTTTAAAGTCTGAATACTGGTTTCTACAGTATCTTTTTCTTTACTCTCTTTCAATTTTACGTAATGATCTAAGACTACGTTGTACGTATATCTTCTTAACCATACTGGCATATTGTATACTGTATTCCAATCATAACCTCCTTGTCCGTAGAAAGCTATTTCATGAAGGTCTTGAAAGAGTTTAGCCCTATAGTTTGAGCTCAGGGTAAAAAAAGTTAATCCCGATTGGGAGATCAGCGACCTCCTCCTCGCCACTTTCTAAAGTGAAGGTATAACGGGTATCTACATCCGGAGTTACTGCCGTGTAGTATTCTCTAAGAGCTCTTGCATCTCTTGATAAAAGGTAATTATCAACAAATTCTCTAACGTCTTTTTCTTCGTAAGATCCGTTTATTGATGTAATTATATGTTTCAACCTTACTGTAGTAGAAGATACGTTATCTTTAGAAAGTTTTTTTAATCCTTTCATTTCGTTTTCAATCTTCTCTTCATCATGCCCTGTTAAAAGTTTTAACGTAAGTTGATTACCTGAGAATGGTAGTTTAAAACTAAATTCGTTATCTTTCGCTTTTTCGAAGTCTGGATGTAAAGGTTTACTTTCAAAAGTACTTAGATCTATCTTATGAGCAACTCCTCTATACTCTACTTCGTATTCACTTCCGTAGGCTAAAATCCTTGCAGCCATCATAATAGCATTTCTATCTCCTACTAACAAATCTTTATACTCTACTTCAGATACGATCAAAGCTTTCAATACCTTCTCTATAGCGACTCCTTGTCTAATAAAGTTAGTATTTGTGAGAATATCTTCTTCTTTAGCTGTCATATACTTCATCTCTATAACTCCTTTAGAGAGAGGTGAGGTTTTAGGGTATAGAAGTCCTTTTGATGGTAATTCGACTGTCTCTGTCGGAAAACTAAACTTATTGTCCATAATCTTTTATTGTAACGTTTATATATAAATATATGAAAATAAAAAATCCTCTACAACTTGCAGAGGATCTTTTTTTAAATTTAGTAAAAAAATATCTTAGTAGTTCAATACACAGTAGTCCATTCCAAGTGTCACTGTAAGGTTAACTGCAGCTGCATCCGTATCCCAGTTATATTCACCAAAGTTAGCTGTTTTAATAAATGCTCCTTCTAGAATCCATTGAGAAACGATATCACCTACAGGACCTAGTACGTTAACGGTACAACGCTTTTTATAGAAGTCAGAGTATCCATCACGTCCTGTTACTGATTCATGGTGAAGACGTACCCATTCCATTACTGCTTGAGCTCCTGATGGTGTGATTGGATCAAACAGAGTCAACGTAACATCACTCCAGTTAGCTCTTCCTTTAATCTTACGGTATACGTTAATATGATTTAGCTTGATTTCACCTTGTTCTACAGTAATAGCAGACATCCCTTTAATCATGAAAGCAGGAATACCGTCTACTGTGAAATAGAATCTGTTTGCTACCTTTGGTTCAAAAGGTGTAAACAGCATCTGATTTGAATCTAATATTGCCATTTGTCTATTAGTTTATTATAAATAGTCGTTGTTTAAATTTATGCTGGGAATGTTGCTCCGGTGGGTAGTACGTTGAAATCTAGTAGAATGAATTCGGCAGTTTTAGTTGGCTGTAAGTAGATTTGACCTACAAGTTGATTTCTGTCGATTACATCTGCTGTATTATTAGTATCATCCATTACTACTTTGAAAGCATATAAGCCTTGTCTCTGCTGTACTGATTGTAGGTAAGGATTAACCTGTGCAAGGAAAGCATCTCTAGTTGCCATTGTATTCTGTTCGAATACCAAGTTGTTAGCAATTTGAGAGATGTAGCTCTTAACTGCAATTAACAATCTACGTACGTTTACTCGATCAAGTGCTGATGCTTGTTTCTGTAATGTTTTCTGTCCGTATACTACTACTCCTGTTCCAGGGAATGTAGCGATTGGGTTAACATTACCGACGTATAGAGTATCTCTGTCAGATTGAGAAAGTTTTCTTTCTGCTTGAATTGCTGCTGCTAGACCTCCTCTATTAATACCTGCAGGTGCAAACCATGGTTCAGATACGTTATCGGTGAAGGCATATACAGAAGGAATCAAAGTAGAAGCTGGTACCCATACAATCTTACCTGCATCTGGGTCTAATGTTTGGATCCAAGGCCAGTAAGTTGCTGCGTAGCTATTATTTAGAGTTGAAGCATTAGCTACTACAGTTCCTATATTTGCTCCGTAGTTAGCAACGTCTACAACTGCTAAAGCATCTCCTCTATTTTGTGCTGTAGAGATTAGCTGATTCACTGCGCTAACGCTTGTAGAACCTTGTCCGTAGTTTACTCCTGGTATAGTGATTACATTGTATTTGTAATCATCTGTGTTAGATAGTAAGTTAATAGATTGAGTGTATCTACCTGCTGTCAAACCTTGAATATTACCATCAGATACATTTTGGTACATGTTAGGTGTCGAGGTATATAGTCGACCTGTTGCACCTTCAAAGCATCCGGATGCTGCAAGAGGAATAGAACTGCTGTAAGAGTTACCTGCAGCGTTGTTATTTACTCCTCCGTTTGAGTTTAAGTAAGCTGGAGTTGCGTAGTTTACTCCGCTAACTCTTACGTATCTACTTTTATTTGTATAAGTCCCTACTGTCTGTACGTAAGTATTACCTGTTGTACTATCAGTTAAGACGTTAAATGTTTGATTACCGATTACAGATTCAATGTAATTAGGAGAATATGGATCTAAAGATAAATTTGTCCATGTTTCTAATACTGTTGGATTTGAAGTAGTATCATTACCTTGTCTGATTAGTAGAGAGAATGTACCAGAAGCTGTGTCTGGAGCTACAACCTGCCATCTTATATTGTTTGCAGATCCGGATACTAATAATCCATTAACTCCGTTAGATCCGCTATTATTCATTATATCTCCTTCACCTAGAGTTTCTAAAGTAAATGCTACCGCAGTTACTGGATCTGTTCCTCCTGTTAAAGTTCCAAGAGAAGTATATGTTCCAATAGGTACTACTGCATTAGAAAAATCAACTCCATTGTAGGATGTTCCTGCTGCTCCTGCAGTTATTTTCATTGTTAATCCCGGTATATTCGCTGAACCAGAAAAAATACTAAGTATTGAAGTATTGATCTTAGTAACTAAGTTAGTGATTGAATCGTCTAAGTTACTTCCTGATTGAAAATAAAACTGAGGGGATGCATCAGGAGGTAAAAATCCTGCTGGCATGGATGTAAACTTATAATCTACACCTCCGTACGGTAATCTATAAGTATATCCTGCGGAAAATTCGTATAATGTGTAGTCTAAATCCCCAGTTGTTGCTTTTGTACCTGCTACTGCAATTTCATTATTACTTATTTGAGTGCTGGTTGCAGGAGTAAAATCTTCTGGTGTGATTCTAGTTACAAGTAAGGTATCTCCTCCGTTATTAAAGTAATTATATGCTGCTATTGAAGTGAAGTAAGAATAAGAAGCTCCACCGCTTGTAAATGTTCCTCCGAATTTGCTTAAATAATCTGAGTAAGTGGTTACAAGTGTTGGGATACCGACTCTACCTTTTACTGTTGGTCCAATAATAGCTGCACCTGCTGTGATAGGTCCTTGGGTTATAAACGATTGATCGTTTTCTCTAGCTAAGACTCCAGGAGATAATAAAGTTTCTGCCATGATTTATCTTTTAGTTATAAATATCAAGAACCTTGGCAAAAATTTAATTAGTAATATAATAATCCGGAAGAGGAGGGCGGTACTTCAAACCATCCTGCAGCTGCGGAACTAGAATAGAAGTTGTTAAATACACTATAAGGTGCTATTGGTTCATTTGAAGGTTTTTTATTTCCGTATCGAGCTTTTAAAACGTCGTAATGTTGTGCTATTTCTGCCTGTGTCAAAACTTTATTATAGATGTAAGTAGTTCCTAGCATTCCAATAGTATGTGTTAGATCTCCTGCTTGTGATCCTATAGCTAAAGCATTCTGTACTGTGGAATTGATCTTGTAGTTAGTTATATTTCTAATAAACCAAGGTTCTGTAAAGTTACCAGTACCTACTCTATTAACCCCTCCTGCTAAAGGTGTTACAAGGTCTACTGTTCCAGTAGATCCGGAATATACTAATTTATATCCAGAGTTGGTAGTGTTGTAGGCTGTTCCGTTTGCTGATGCAGATATAGCAAAAGGCTGCCCTGCTATTCCTATAAATGATGATGTAAACCAAGCAGATAAAGTCGGACTATTCTGTATCTTACTATTTAGATTTATCATCGTTTCTAGAAAATCTGATCCTGAAGGGAAGTAGAAATATCCTCCTGTAATTACATCAGCGGCTATAGTCGTCACTACGTCTGATGGATTACCTGATTTAGTCGGGAACATTCTAAAAGTTTTCGGGGAAAGTCCGCCGAAAGATGAGGTAAATATAAAAGCGTTTTTCCATGTTGCTCCAGTGTCTATACCTCCTACCGTACTTATAGACGTTTCTATAGTGTTTACGTTAGTACTTCCTGTTGCTGGTGTTCCTGGTATTATCGTTGAGGTTGATGCAGATTCTGCCCATAAGTAAGCTCCGTTAGAGTATATAGATGCAGTTACCGTAGTTGTAGTTTTACGTAATGTAAAAGCTGCACAATTCCATGTATCAGCTGTAGCATAAATTTCCTTACCTTTGAAAGCTGAAGCTTGTAATTGTCTATGTACGTAGGGGTAATTTTCCCAGGTAGTTTTTCTATCTGTGTAATTTACCTGTATACTTGCACTAAAAGTTCCATCTCCGTTATTTATTGTCCGCCAGGTCATCGGTTGCTGTACTGTCAAAGAGTCTACACGTAAGACGTACGGTATAGTTTCAAAAGGAGTTCCTCCGGTACGGCTGGTATTCCATCCTCCTGCAAATACATTACCTATTCTAAATGTTTGTGAATCTCTAAAGTTGAAGGCTGCTGCACTTCCTCTACCTATATTTTGAATTCCGCTAGGTGTTCCTCTAACAAACATAAATCTTGTACTTTGTCCTGCGTTCAAGCCTGCAAATGGGTAACTTATAGGTACAATAAAACCTGTATACCATACTAAAATAGTCATTTCATCTTGTATATTGTCTGCAAGATGGTTAAAAGCTGATCCGGAAATGAGGTAGTATGTTTGCTGTGACATAGGATCGATAGCAGATGCTGTAGTAGCTATCGTGTAATTTCCTCCTGTAGGATAAGGGGCGGGAAGTACTGTTGCTCCGAGCCGTAAAATTATACCATTATCTGGGTAGGTAGTAAAACTTCCAGTACCTTTTATCAGGCGTGGAGGTATAACAACTCCGCTCGGGTTTGTAGAAGTTTTAGCTGTAAAGATTGTATCTTGTGGATCTACTACGAGTACTAATGCATCCTGTGCAGGAAGTGCTGGTCCTATATTAACCTTACCGCTTCCTGTTATAGAGATTTGTCCGTACTGTCCGTTTATCTTTATTGGCATGATAGTATTATAAACTGTACCATGTATTATTACCGTCGCTTACATATCTAGATGCGCTCGTAGGTCCTAGTGATGCTATGCCGTTGATTGATCCGCCTGCAGCTGATACATTAACTGTTCCTGTGCTTGTGTTGCCATTTTTTACTATGTAATACCTACCTGGTCCTGTTGTATTAGGATTAGGTAGTGTTACGGGTCCTGTTGATACTATAATTAAATCTGTAATACCTGCTGTCTTTCCTGTTGTTACTACTATCGGTAAAGACATACTACCGGAAGCAATGTTAAATGAACTTGACAAATTAGCATTTAATCCTGTTCCGTTTCCGCTAACCCCGAAATAATTAACTGTAGGGTTATATCCAACTTCTACAATCGGAATTCCAGATGGACTTTGTACAGATAAAATTGAATTAGTTACTGCATTTGTTACTTCAAAAGATCTACCGTTGCTATTTTCTACATAAAATATAGATCCGGAAACTGTTGTTGGGTTTTTAACAGCTAAGTTTCCATTCTGTACATCTAAAGCTTCTCTAGGAGTCCAGGTATTAATACCGATCTGTCCTGATGAAGATATTGCAAAAGATCTACTTTGTGCATTAGTAGCTACTTTCATTACATACTCGTCACTTGACGATACTAGTAATGTAGCTGCACTTGGAGTGAAAGAAGGTAGAGATGTTATAAATGATCCTGAAAATAATGATCCAGTATTTACTGCTGTAGATGCTCCTATACCTACTCTAGGACTATTTGCTCCTAAAATTAGATAATCTCTAAACTGGCTTCCTCCAAAAGTTAGAGAGTTTCCATTATTAATAGATTGTGTAAAGGAATGTGCGATTAGCCCTACACTTCCTGATCCTGTTACAATTGTACCTAAACTTCCAAAAGCTAAATTTTGACGTGCTAGTATATTAGAACCTGTCACTCTTAACCCTTGTACTTCTGTAGAAGCTGAGATAAAGCTTGAAGTTAAAGAAGCAGTTACGTAAAATCTATTAAATATACCTGCAGATCCTGTTGTATTTCCTACGATATATAATTCATTACTTGCAGTAATTCCATTAGCCCCTATTAAACCTTGAGTAAATGTTGCTAACTTATTTGCAGTAATGCTTGTGCTGTCTACGTAAATTGTATTTGAAGCAACATCTAAAGTACCGGCAATAACTATATCGTTAGCAGTAGTTCCATCCAATGCATAGAGTATAGGTCTAACGTGTTCATATTCAACGATATTTCCCGTAAATATGGGATTGGTACTGCCGGTACTTATTTTTGCCATGTTCTATTAGTTCTTAATGAATTCTCCTGATTCCAATGAGATTGTTCCGTTTCCGTACTTAGTGCTCAATTCCTCATAGATCTCGTGTTCTTGCTTACGTAGCTCTGCTACTTTCACTTTTAAACTTTCTTTGTAAGTGTTTAGTTCCATAATTTGAACTTCTGTTACACCTACATTGGTAGTTAAAATGCCGAACTGTTCGCGAAGATCTTTGATTTTTTGCAACTCATCTTCTGTCAATTTGATGTTTTCCATAATACTTTTCTTTAATAAATATCTTATAAGTTTGAAGTTGTTTCTGTTAATATAATGATTTGAGATTTAGAAAGCAACTTTTTAGTTGCTAAAAGATCTTTTTGTATAACATCAGGAATTAAGTACCCGTTTAGTCTAATTGTAAATGTTGATTTAGAGACTCTATCTGTTCCTGAGGTTGGTACTTCTGTAACTGTTGTTATACTATCTATCATAGCTCTAAACTTAAACCTTTCCGGATCTCCCCAATAGCTATCTGATGCATAATTCATAGCTTCTATGACTTTGTTCATCTGTTCTATGTAGTAAGTCATTATAGTACAGCTATAAGTAAGAGTTACGTAATCAGGTACCACTATAACATAGTTCTCTTTTACAGGTACTCTATTGTTTACTATATCAAAATTACTATATGCATTTTTTGAAGAATACTTCTTAGTAGATATTTGATAGAGGTTAGGGGAATTAGCGTCGAGCTTATTGCCAATCGTCCTTACCTTATCCAGACTATCTCTTTTAAACATGATAAGGGGACACATGATCTTTCCATTCTTATCCCTATAGTATCCGTCTGCCTGTACTGCTTTCCATTTTTCAGGATTTCCATATATTACAGGAATTGAAATACGTTCTCCGTTTTGAATAACGAAAGGTTTTATGACGTTGTCTATATAGTACATTATAGACTGGTCAATATCTTCTATCCCTAGTGAGAATGGTTTTGTAGAGTCTCCTTTAAACGAAACATCTTGACCTCTGTTTATATTTACAGCATCATTAGGATTACCTGTAGCTTTATCATAAGGTTCCTGCCATTCTCTAGATATCTCTCTTTGAGTTTTTGGAATAGGTTTTCCTACTTTTTTATTTGCTGCTCTTTTATTCGCTCTGTCAGTTTGTAATTCCGAATACGCTGAGGTTGGTTGTGCACTCTCAGGAATAAAAGGAGGTGTGGGAGTATTCTGCTCTACCGGATTTGAAAGCATTAATAGCCTAGATTCAAAAAGAGCAATACCCTCCGGTATTACATTCGTATAAATTGTAGTATTAGTTTCCGTATCCCATACTGAATTTTGAGGATATCCTGCGTTTAATTGTCTTGCCCAGTTTTCATAAGTTTGCTGTAGAGAGAAGTTGAAAGGGATGGCTGCAGAAAATTTAGTTCCCATGAAATCCTCAGAGTAATTTAAATCTACTACATTATAATTTGTTCCGTTGAATCCTCCATTTCTATTCCAGGGGTTAAGTTTACTTTCTGCTGAAAATATAGGAAGTATTTTAGCTTGTCTTGAAGTGCCGCTGTATGCATTTGCTATATCGAGCATTCTATGTAAACTTTCATCACCTCTTGTGTATGTGTAAAGTCCCCAATCCTCTCCTGTATTCGAACTGCTTACGTAAGTAGATACTAGCCACCTATCTGTATAGTTTACATACAGCTGTGGGTCTGTAGAACTGTAATTAGGACCTTTTCCTAAGTATATGTTTATTTCTAACGGAGTGTTTAACTGTGTTGTTTCAGGATTTCTTAATTGTTGATTTGCATACCCTAAAACACCCTGTACTTCATATTTATCAGATTCTGGAGAGGCTTGCCACCATTCTACTTCTGTTGTTATACTGTTAAAGCTTCCGGATAAAAAATTATTACTTTCACACCATAGGTTATAATCTCGTATTTGATTTACCTGTGTTTGACCTGAATTGTAGCTATCCCATCCTCTTGCTGCGGAGATATGCTCTACACCATTCAGTTTAGCTTTAGCTATAAAATTCTTAAGCATTAACTTACCTGGAGCTGTTACTGTTCCAAGTCCGTTATTACTCCAATCCATAAAGTTCAATTCGTAGAGAATTAAAGCATTTATGTTTTGAGTTTGACAAAAAGAAATTAATCTATTTTCTTCTCCGGTATTTCCTAATACTGATTGTGACTGGTTAGCGTAGATTATTGCTGTTGCAGGAGATCCTCCTCCCGGTGTTGGGAAAGTAACTGTTGGATTACTATAACCGGATCCTCTAGATGCAACGAATAATCCTTCTGCTTGTCCAGTTCCTGTATTAATGTTAAGTACTACATTTCCTCCTGTACCTCCTCCTGTCAATGTTCCGGATACAAAAGGTTGAGTATACCCGGACCCGGAAGTTAATAAGGCAGGAGCTGCTAAAATCCCGTCTGTTCTCGCTATAAAAGGAGTTACGTATAGGAATCTTTTTTCTGTTGTTAACGGTGCTTGATTTGGATTCATTATTACATCCTTTCTTTAGAGAGTCCTAACTTATCAGAAGGTATTAAATGTGCAGTAACTGTAATAGAAAAGTTTCTACCGAACTTATCTAAGTACCCTGTGTAAGCGTGTTCCGGATCTTTTCCTACTATAAATTGATTATCTGCTATAGTATCAATTTCAAAGTAGTTATCTAAGTATGTAAATACATCTCCAACTTCAGGATAGAGCTGTATATCCTTAAGGTCCTCCCTTAGAAAGTTAACAGTCATAGTGTGATTAACATCTGGTCCGAAATCTGTGCTATCCCAGTTCTGATCTACTTTAGAATTAAAGCAGCATATTAAGACAGGATCGTCATAGTAACGTACTCCTGCTGCCTCTCCGTAAAGGTTACTTACTGTTTCTTTCAGTTTGAGTTTGTAATAACCTACCTGCTGTTCAATAATGTTCCATATTAACTCCCGGTTAATATTTGTCATTAAATCTACGTCCCGTTTTCCTCCAAATAGTGCCATTACTTACTCAACTGTTTAATCGTTCTTTTTACAATATGTAGTTTTTTTAATCCTAAAATTCTTTTAATATTATCTCCTCCTGCAAAACAGTTTCTTTTAATTTTTTCTAAAGTAGTTTCCGGAGTGTCTTTATTAGATATGAACTTCATTTCAAGGAGAGTGTATTCATTAAGTTCATCTCCTTTACCCGCTACTAATTCATTTTGACGTACTTTGATAAAGACTACTCCCTCCACCCCTCTAATCTCGTTTATAATTTCTGTTTTGTTGATTGTAGGGTCAGAAACCATTATAATCTTTACATAAAAAAGTTTATTTAGGTTTACTGAGCTTTCTAGTATATGTGTTAGTTTCATAGCTTATCCAATATAAATTGTAAACGGCACTTGTCCAAATTCTTGAGTTCTAAACTCTGCTTCATCTTTTCTTCTTTCTAGTAATGCTTTTCTTGAAGTCTCGTCAAGGAAAAGGCGAAGTCTTTCTATTAGAGCATTCTTCTCTGCTGTAGCAGCAGTTATTAAATCTCCTTGATTCAACGTTACAGAATCTCCGGGTATAGGTAGGGAAGTATACTTACCTCTTACATATCCTAACATCTCTTTTACTAGTGCTAAAGTATATTCGAATATCCATTGTCTACCTACTGAGTTAATTGACATATAGGTCGGGTTAGCATACGGTACTTTAGATATATCAGTAATTAAGTTATCTCCTGTTTGTAAACTTCCTGTAAATCTATCTGATTTAAGTATGTATTGGAAGAATAATCTTCTACTTTTTCCGTCTGGTATAGGGAATATACGCAGTTGATTATTTATTAATTCAAAACTGTAGTTAGATTTTCTTACCTGATCGTTAAATTCAATAGCTTGTATTTTCTGTAAGTCGTAATTGATAGGCATTAAGAGGAAATTTAAACCTGGGGAGTAGTTACCAAAGTCAAATGCATCCATTAATCCTTGTATGTCTACTCCAGTACCCGCATAAGGGTCAAAGTAACGTACAATAGCAGGTGTGGATTCGTAGAAGATCCTTTTAATTTCTAAATCTCCTTGAGTTATTCCGCTAGCTGAAGCCCAGGCATTTAAGTCATACTGCTGCTGTCCTGATATGAGGTCAAGAGATCCGGTACGCCATGTTACTAATCCTCCTACTCCTGCTTCTGTACCGTACTGCTCTGATTGACGTATCAATACTCCCATATTAGGGTTTACTACGGCATTATTAAGTTCTATTTCAGTTGAACCTCCTTCTAACGATAGGTAATTCTCTCTAACTTTATATGCATACATTTCATTACCGTATGTTGTAACGGCTTCTTCAAATGCTGTATAAAAGTTTATGTCCTGTAATTCTACATCTACTAAAGGGTATCCAAGTCTTTGTGCACAAAACCTTGCTACTCTATCTGCATCAAATTGAAATTGAGAATCGTAATCGTAGAAGCCGAAAGGTGTTTTTCCTGCTGAGAAGCTGGAACTCCCAGGCCATATAGATATAAATGCCATCTTATTTTTGATATAAATATCTAAGATGGCACTTACCTATTAATTCAATGAGCTAGATCTCCACTGTCCTCCTAACCATACAAACATTGCAAATCCGTTTGAACCACTTCCGAATAGGAACTGTCCTTCTGATGCTTGGAATGATGGAGTAGGGGTTGTGAAAGATCCTGTAGGAGTTATTAAAGTTCCTGATACAAAGTTAAATGTTGATAGTGATCCGGACACTGTTAATGATCCGGTCATACTGCTATTACCTAACGTATTTGATGTACCTACTACGTTAAGTCCAGATTGTGATACTATCAATGATCCTGTTACATTGGTATTACCTAAAGATCCAGAATCTAAGTTAAGTGCAGAAAGTCTCACATACCCTGCTCCCATATCTCCTCCTCCGTATGGCTGGTATGCAGCTAAGAAGAAGTTAGGTGATGAAGATAAGTCTCCTACATAAGCAGTATTTGTTAATACTGTGGCATTTAGATTTAATGCTCCTCTTAATGTTAAGTTATCAGAATGTAATGTTACTGCAGATCCTGAAGCTATTAGTGAACCGGATATTGTTTGATTTCCTATAAAGGTGTTGGATCCAGTAGTTACTAAGGTACTGTAGTTTGTAGTCTGTGTTACGTCTACCTGTATACTTCCGCTAACTAGGGAAGGTTTTCCTGAAACATTTGCAAAAGCTACAGAATTTGCAGATAGTGCACTACTTGCCCACGAAGATGTGCCGTTAAGACTTCCTGTAAAGCCGTTAAATGAGCTTACGGAGCCAGTGAACATATGTCCTGCAGTTCCTGCATAGTATCTTATTCCGGCATTTGTTACATTTTCTGTTACAAGATTAGCATATAACCCTTTAGATTGGCTTATTACTAGATCTGCATTCACAGTCTGTTGTGCTGTGAAGGTATTAGATCCTGTAGAAGCTAAAGTATAACGTACTGATTCAAATATTGGATCTGTTTCTGATCCTCCAATATGTGGAAATGGTGAAGTTCCAACCTGTCCTGAAGCTGAATCGTATGACATCATCCTGAGGGTTGTTCCTCCTAGTAGCGGTAATGCATCTAAGTTAGCACTAATATACTCAGACCCTGTTATTGCTATGTTAGTTCCTTCTAGGTAAACGGTATTACCGTGTATAGTTAGTATATCGGATCCAGGGTTAATTACACTTCCTCCGTCTGTGGATAAAGTTAATCCATCTCCTCTTACCGAAATAGGCATACTGTAGTTCTCTCCTCCTAAGAACATGTTATTATCAGAATGTCTATATTCCAAAAGGATGCCGTTAGCTCTATCAGTATACTGAGTTGCAGCATTGATAACAAATACCGGCCCTAATAATCCATCAGGGTCTCCGTCTTCGTATGTATGCCCTACCCATGCATTATAGGCTTGATCTGATCCATGATCTCCTCTCCATTGAGTAAGGAAATGTAGTCCACTTCCGGAAGCTGGTGTTGTATTTATATTACTTCCTAATCCAAATACGTTTATATTTCCTCCAAGATTACCTATACCTGTCGATCCGCTACTAAAAAACGTATCACTTGTTACTTCAGTTAGAAAAGTTTGAGTTGGGTACCCGCCTATATTTAATGCACTTTCTTCATCTACTGTAACAGTCCCTGATAGAGTGCTTGCACTATCGCTAGCTATAGCACCTTTTAGGTAAAGTGATCCAGTGATCGTACTATTACCTGCAAGGATTGTTAAGGTATCTCTTGTAAAATTTAAAATTGGATATTGATTCATATTTTTATTCTTTTCTATTTAAGTATTAAACTCCATATCTAGCAGATTCACAAACCCATGCGTTACCTGATCCTGACATGTTTAAGTAGATGTATTTATATACTCCATTTGGTATATTTTCTAACAGGTAACCGAATTGAAATACACTCGTAGTTGGATCTTCAATCAATGCATTTGCACAAGAGAAATTAGTTGTGCCTATGCCCTGTGGTGAACTAGCATTTTGAACTACAACTGTAAATGTAAGTCCATAGTCTGCAGATTGAGATCCTGGGAAGTGTATGGTTCTTCCAGCTAGTGAATATGAAGATTTGGCATGTACTACGTTAGATCCTGATGTAACAATAAAGCCGGTGCTAGTTTCTGTAACTTTCTTACGTACCATTCCTGCTTCGTATGATCCGGAGAGGAATGTTATCCTACTAGCATCGTTACCTGTAATCCCCGGTGCTACAGCTAGTTGTCCGAATATCTGATGGTACCCATTAGGTGAAGATGAAGAAATGTATATACCTATGCCTCCCTGTACATTTAAAGGCCTTGCTAAGGTATTAGCCTGGTATATGTATAGTGCAGGTGCATCTATGTTAGAACTTGAAATAAATGTACTGTTAATTATAGTATTTATTCCTGTTACTGTATTATCTTTAGCTACCGTGACGGTATTGCCGTACCCTCCTGCACTTGAAGATACATAAAGTGATCCTGTGATCTGTACCGTAGAAAATCCTCCAGAAGTAAATAATGTTTTATTAACTGAATCAAAAATCCAGTACCCGTCTTTATTTGCATTAATTGAAGAAGTTAACATTCTTTCAAATCTACCTGTAGTAGGATTTATTGTAAGTACTACACTTTCAGATGCAAACGGTATAGATCCGGTAGCAACAAATAAACTGCCAGTTATTACCTGTGTTCCTGTAAATGCGTTTGAAGCGGTAGTTGCAAAAGATCCGGTTTTGTTGTTTATAGATTGAGTATAATTATTGAGACTTGTAATAGTTGCGTTTACGCTTGAAGTGTAGTTTAAAATACTTGCGCTAAAGTTTAGAATGCTGCTGCTAAAGTTTAGAATGCTAGCACTAAAATTATTAATACTTGAAGTATAAGCATTAAAAGAAGATGTTGTAACAAATGAACTAGTAGTATTATTAATAGATTGAGTGTAGTTATTTAGTCCTGCTATTGTAGTATTGACGCTTGAAGTGAAGCTTAACATACTACTGCTAAAGTTCAAAATACTTGCACTAAAATTATTAATACTAGAAGTATAAGCATTGAAAGAAGATGTTGTAACAAAGGAGCCTGTTCTATTATTAATAGATTGAGTGTAATTGTTCAGGCCGGCTATAGTAGTGTTTACACTAGAAGTATAATTTAAAATACTTGCACTAAAGTTTAGAATGCTAGCACTGAAACTATTAATACTAGAAGTATAGTTATTAAATGAAGATGTAGTTACGAATGATCCTGTTAATCTATTTGGTAAGAATGAGCTTGAGAAACTATTAAATACCGGATCTGATTCTATGAACTGTGCTCTTTGTAACTGTCCTGTTGAAGTATTTATAACTATGAGTTGTGGATTATTATTTCCAGAGCTTATTGTTGTACTAGGTACTCCTGAAAGTTGTAATATAGTAGATCCGGATATAGTCACGTTTCCTACTACCCTATGTGAAGAACCGCTAGCTGTTAAAGATCCGGATATTGATACTGCTCCGGTAGAGGAGTTGTAGTTAAATCTTGTAGCACCTCCAAATGTTCCGTTATCGTTAAATTGTATGTTTTGATTAACACCTCCGGGGGATGTTGATCCACCACCGCCTCCTACCGCAATTGAAGATGTGTTCATCAACTGTATTTGACCGGTAGTAGGGTTATAAGTCAATACTGCACTTTGAGATTCAAATGGTAAATATCCTTGACCTGGCTGTACGAATAGGGATCCAGAGAATCTTACCTGTCCTGTATGTCCTTCTATAAGATTATGTCTATCTACTTCTGATGTTCCATCTCCTAAAATCCACAGTGCTTGAGATCCTGACAGGTTGTATTTGCCTTGTGCATGTTGACCCTCTCCTGATGCTATTGTAAATAGTCCTTCTGCATGTGAAGCAAACCCGTTAGCTCTTGAACCGGAACCTTCAGCGTGAGAGTAGCTTCCATTAGTCATCGTGCTGTAGCCTTCAGTATGTGAAAATCCTCCGTTAGCTACCGTGCTGTAGCCTTCAGCATGGCTGTATTGTCCGTAAGCTCTAGTGTTGTATCCCTCTGCATGCGAATAAGGTCCGTTAGCTTGAGACTCGTTACCTTGTGCGTGGGAATAAGCGCCTTCTGCTAAGGTATTATACCCTTCAGCATGTGCTCCAGTTCCAGTAGCTTCTGTATACGCTCCATGTATAAAGGAGTAATCTCCTTTAGCTGCATTATAATTTGGAAATTGTGTATTGTTGGACTGTCCGAAAGCTACAGCGTAGAGTCCTGATGCTAATACATCAGTTCCTACTTCTAATCTACCTGTCAATTTAACCTTTGGATTCACAGTTCCTGCAGTCGTCGTGTCATTATACCTGTATTGAAATGCGTATGCCAGGTTAGAAGCTCCTTGGAAAGTATTATTTTGATTAAACTGGATATCATAATTTGTACCTCCGGGAAGTGCTGATCCTCCTCCTCCTCCTCCGCCTAGTGCTGCAAGACCTACTTGAAATACTCCTGTTCCGGTATTACCAGATCCCGACTGTACTGCTAGGGCATAATCTGGTCTGTTTAATATAGGAAAAGTACTTTGACTTGCAAAGAATAGGACCTGGTCTAAAAAAAACTGGGATTGTGGAATATTATCTCTTGCTCCTGCAATACGTATTTGTTTTCTAGCAGCTAGAAGTATTTGAGAATCATTTGCACTGGTTGCTGTATTGGGAGTATAATCGCTTAACTGAATTCCGGATACTATTGTAATATCTTGAGCTGCTTGTATAGTAGTCTGCCCTTGACCTATAGGTTCAAGAGTTCCTAAAATATAAATACCTCTTTTAGTGCTAAATTGCATTAATGCTATTTGATTTGTAAAATTAGTAGGAATATTCCTATTTGATAGTACTTGTAGTTGAAAAGACTTACCGTAATAATTGTTCGGATCATTGTTCCAATCGTCCATTACAAATCTTACACCTCTCAATGACATATCTCTCAGTACGGTTGTCGGTGTTCTATCATATCCGTAGAGATTTATCCCAGGAGCAGTAACGTTATTAAATCCAGATTCCCATGGATTAGATGCTCCTGCCTCGTAAGAGGTCATCCCCATACCTGAGCTGAAGATGGTTAGATTATTTCGGATATTGGTAGCGTAATTCCAATCCCTATCTATTATGATCGATCCTAATGCTGTAGCAGGATTCGCTGTAAGATTTCCTCCTATTACTAGTCCATTATTACCCGGTATATGTGTGATACCTCTTAACTGGTTAAAAGTAGATCCATCATTCTCAACTAAGAAAGATCCAGATATAATTAAAGAAGGGTTAGGTGCAAAACTGGCATTATTACCTACAGGCCAAGTCCCTAGTCCGCTTGTTTCTCCTATTACTACTAATGAAGCAGAAGCGTAGTCGTAAACTGCTCTTAACTGTGGTGTTGTAGATAACGTAGCTGGATTAAAAGTTCGTATAATTCCTTGTGTTAGGATGTTTCTTTGTCCTATTGGTATCAAAGACATAGATCCGGAGACACTTGCCGCTCCTTCTATTACGTTTTCAACTCCGGAAAGGAATGTTGTTTGTCGGAATAATCCACTGTATATTGCACCGCTCATACTTTATCTTTTTACTAATAAATATACAAAAAAACCCTACCGTTAAGATAGGGTCTATTTTTAATTTTGTGAACTTTTAAACTAATCTGATTGTTAAAAATGCTGAAGTGTTTGGAGCACCGTCCCAGTTTAAGTACATACCTCCTAATGGTACACCTCCAGCTGCTGCTGTTGTATCGTCTGTGAAATAGAGACTTGAAGACATTTTGGGGAATAGTACATTACTTCCCGTAATCTCCATTGAAATCTGTCCAGGGTTACTGCAAACTGCAAAGCTTCCTGTCACGGCAGGTGCAGAAGTTAAATATAAAAAATTACCGTCTAACTCATCAATAGTTAATGCGGATCCTTTTGTGCTTCTTAGAATTAATCCCATTGTTTGTTTTATTATAAATAGTTACTTTTTATGAAGATGCTATAACGTACTCCAGTTGTGCGGAGTATAAAAATTGATTTCCGTCGTAAGTTTTCGCCTTGATTACGTCAAAGGTGGTGAAGTCAGAATAGTACTGCTGATCTACATACGTCTCGGATACGTAATCTGTAGTGTTAGATGCATTAAATTGGCCATTGCTAAACATTATAGACTTTGTGGCATCCAAGAAAAGAATGGTGCTCTCCAAGTCTTCTTTAACAAGGTATATCGATACACCGTAATCCTTACTTAAATTGGTTATCCTAATGTATTTCACAACTGATCTTACGAAAGATCCGGCTACTTGCGACTCTTCATCATCTACAAGTCGTAGAATCTCTATTCCTTTATTTTTAAAGTTATTAGATACCGTATCTACATGTCTAACGATTTGATTAACTCCAGGTATAACTGTAGTTGTATTCATTATCATGTAATCATTAGATGGTAATTTTATACTTTCTTGTAGCTGTATCTTTAAATCTGGCATCTTCTTTTTTGTATAAATATCAATTAGTCTCGATAATCCTCGTATACCTTCAGGATAGGTTCTACTATCTCATGTCTATGGTTAGTCTTTAGTGTAATCACTCTTACTCCTCTAATATTCTCTTCTAGTCTGTTGAAGAATCCAATACCTGAATCTTTTTTATTTTTTAAATCAGTTTGAGATAAATCTCCACAGAACATCATCTTTCCTCCCTTTCCTAAACGTCCTAAGACGAGTTCTGTTTGAGCATGTGTGATGTTCTGACATTCGTCTACGATAACTACATTGTTTGGAAAAGTTCGACCTCTCATAAACGCAAATGGAACGATCTCAATAGTTCCGTCTGCTATCATCTTATCAATCTTCTCTTTATCGTATAGTAAGTATAGGTTTGCATAGATTGGAGCTAGCCATGGATCAAGTTTTTCTTTGATGTCCCCTGGTAGAAATCCTATCTCCTCCCTTGCTACAGTTGGTCTTGTAATTACAATCTTTTCTGTGTCTTTCTTAAATAACATATCTAATGCTATCTGACATGCTAGAAGTGTTTTACCTGAACCTGCCATTCCTTTAAGAAGTGTGATTGGGGTTTGAAGGACTATCTCTTTTGCTGCCTTCTGCTCATCGTTAAGATTAATCTTAAACTTGATTGGGTTTTTAGGTCTTCTCTTCTCAGCGAAGATTGGATCTGTGTGATGGTTGCTAGTTGCCATTGAAACGTTATTTAGTAGTCGTAACTCTAGTATAAATATCAACAAAAAAGGGGACCGAAGCCCCCTTTCTAAGAATTAGATTAAGTTACTATTAGATAGTGTTCAAGCCAGATACATAGATCTTAGCGTAGAATTCAGGTCTCAACATCTTCTTAGCGTAGCGAGTCAATAGACCTTTACGTGGAGTGAAGGTGTTTGGATCGTACACTAGAGGAGTCATGATTAATGGAATGTAAGGAGCAAATACAGCACCAGTTTCCAAGAATTGAGAACCACGGAAACCTAACAAGATGGTGTTTTCATTCATGTAAGGATTCTTGTACACTTTGTAACGACCGTTCATCTGACCTACTTTCTGTACTCCGAAAGCATAGTTCATTTTTTCAGTGTTACCATTCACATCAGCAGCAAATCCAGGAATTGATTCCAAGATAGTAGATACTGTAGGAGATACTACCATGAAGTTAGCACCACCGCGAAGAGTCAACTGGTGAATCTTGTTAGACAACTTCTGGATCTTAGTACCAAGAGTTTGGAACCATTGACCTTGAGAGTTGTAGAATCCAAGGCTTTGAGTGAAGTCAGAGCCGTTAGAGTTCAAAGTAGTGTTGTTGATAGCAGACCAGTACTCAGTACCTGCAGCAGCATCCAAAATCAACATGTCAAGGATTTCCAAATCAATCTCAAGAGAAACGTACTCAGACATCATTGAAGTCAATTCAGCTTCAGCATCGATGTTCTGGTAAGCGTTCAAATCTTGAGCGAATTCAGGAGTCCATACAGCTTTCAATTTCTTGGTCTTAGCTACGATAGCTTGAGATTGCATCTGTACGTTGATCTCCGGAATACCGATGGTAGCAGTACCGCCGATACCGGTAGCAGTTGTAGCACTTGGAGTAGAGTAGGTTGGAAGTGATTGTGTACCTGGATCTTCGAAGTCACCACGTGCATTATCTGCAGTCTTCTTAGAGTAGGTCAATACCACATTTGCAGAAGAAGCAGCAATGTTAGCTTGAGAAGCAGTAACGTAGAAGTTCAAAGTAGCATTACCATCGTAAGAGAAGAATGCGTTCAAGTTAGTAGCAGCAGTTACGGATCCGGATACAAGAGTGAAAGAACGGATAGCTTCTAGATCTGCTACACCAGCAAAACCTGTGAAAGAAGCAGTAGTAAATGCAAATTTCTTAATCTCATTTCTAGCAGCAGAAGCAGAAAGAGAAGAATCGTAGTTTACATCTGACCAAGAAGCAGAAGTAATTGTTAATGCTGTAGCAGAAGTAGCTAGTGCGAAAGTAGCAGATTGTGAAAATACGTTAGTAGAGTAAGAGAAACGACCAGCTCCATACAAACCGCCATTTGTAGCGTTAGTAGAGAAAGGATATTGACCGTTAGTACCGCCGCCGTACATTGAGTTACCTGCAGTGAAAGGAGATTTAGTAGTTCCGTATTGGAAATCCAAGAAGAATACTAGTCCAGATGGTAAGTTCATAGGTTGTACAGAAACGAACTCTTTAGAAGCGATCTGTCCGAACACCTTACGTACCAATGGAAGTGCAATACCTGCCCACTGCTCACCAGTACCTGTGGTGAAAGAAGCACCAGTACCGGTATTAGAAGATTCAACAACAAGTTGCTTGGCTTGGTTCTCAAGCATCATAGCCATGTTGTTACGATTGATTTCGCCATCTAGGCCTTCAAGTAAGCCAGTTTTAGCCCACTTGGTTGCTAATCTAGCTGCATCTGATTGCAAGCTTTTCCAAGGATTAGCTGATTCAAGTAATGATTGAATTGTGCTCATTTTTTTCTTTGTTTTTTTGTTTTACTTTAAAATTATAGTCCTGCGAGCTTTTTCATACGTGCAATCACAGCGTCGGTTTCAATAGTTGCTTGTTTACCTGCCACGCTAGAAGCTTTGGATGCAAAGCCCATTGATTCTTTGATTGGAGCTTTAGTAGTAGAAGTAGCTTGTGCGGTAAGTGAAGTCACTAAAGACTCATAAACCAATTTAGCTTCTTTTACTGTTCCAG